CATAATCAGTCAACTGCATATAAGCCTGTCCAAATGATAGTAGCTGGCTTGAATGAGAGTCCTAATGTTAGGAAGACGAAATTTATCAACCAGTTGTTTACAACCTGTATGACATGTTCTTGTTGCCGATTGGGCACTGAGGATGTGCAGAAGGATGGAATAATTAGAGACCCGCACCTGCTTAGTAATAGAATAATATCCGATTATATGATAATTTTAGATAGGCCAACATATGACGATATACAATCTCGAGACCGTGGTGAAACCAATTGGGTACAAAGGAATTTAACTACTGATGTCTATGTCACGTACTTGCTGAAATGTTGTAGTAGTTACCCCTCTGATGAGGAATATAATCATTGCAGGGCTTACATTGACATGGAGGTGTCGTGTCTAAAACCTAAATTAATAATAACTATGGGCCCTAAACCTTTTGCTGCTGTGAGCGGAGGTTTATTATCTTATACGGACCAGATATTGAAGGTAAGAACCAGCAAGTATGGTATTAAAATGTTGACTCTAGGAGACATATACGACATCAACTGGCATCAGCAGATATCTAAATTAAACAAATTGCTGCACAAGATTAATACGAATCAGTAAATAATCATTGTTGATTGTATGGTATAAAGACATAGTGTGGTTCACCATTTATCTTCACTCGTGACAGAGCAAAAGGATTACCCCTATCCCGGAGCAATTTCTTCATTCTGAGCGTGAAAGCAGAAGAATTAGGTATAACTTCTGATACTAAACCCAAAACATCATTGCAATGAACACCACGATCTTTGGCTTGCTCGATTTTGTCGTAAGCTTGCCCCATCAACAGAGAGATACTGTCGACCGCCTGGCTTTTCTCTGCGTTTTGTCTGGCCTTGAGGGCATCCCTTTCCTTGGATACTTCTATGGCTGTCTCTAAGTCTCGTTTGGCCTGTCCTGTAAGTTCTTCGACGCCTTCCGCGATCAGATCTTGGACGTCGTAACCTAGATTAACCGGGATGATTGTTATCTTGGTAGCCATTATAACCTCGAGGAGTTAACAATGAATTCTTGCATAATGTGCGGAAGTGACCAAAACTTAAATACTAAACTTACTATAGTCATAGATAATCAGAATATCATAGTAGTTCTGTGTGATCTTCACGCTGAAGAAACTACGGTGAAGATGGCCAGAGAAAAGTATCAAGAGAGATTAGGAAAGATTAATGAATTAGTCGAGCAGGCAAAGCGTCTAGGGCTTGACGCTAGTAGCTTGCTTGGCAAGCCAACGCCACAAGTAGACAGGCAACCTGAACACAGGCAAAATAATGCCGCAGTCAGTAGTGCAGCCAGTGAGAGTGATGTAAGTCAAGAGGATGGATGGATCAGCACCGCTAAGTATGATACGATCGATAACAGGGGGTTTACCTCGACGGGCGGGCAAGGAGTCCAATCTTATTCGAGTTACAGGGTGGCAGGGCAAGAGGATGTTTTAGATGGTAATGTGCGGCAGGGCAAAGTTAAAATGGGAATAATAGAGGGTCGCGAAGGTAATCCAGTCCCTGTCCCTGTAGTTAGGGTAGATGGGACTGGCACCACCAAGATAAGAGTTATTAAGACAGACGATCAAGCACTACAAAAAAGATTCAAGCGGATGGCAGCAAGTCCAGAGCAACCAGACTTTAGGCATGGTTATGACGATTCAACCAGGACATGCCCTATATGCCATGGGGACTGTTCAATCAATGGTAAGGATTGTCCTAAATGCCAAGGCACAGGTCTCATTAGCGTGTATTAAAGAGGCTTATTATGTCCGAACTATTCGCTGATAAACTAGAGCGATGCCTCAAAGAGTTAGAGATGGAGGCAGAGGCTGAGTTCGGGAGAGACGATACTGGCCCTACAGACAAGAGAAACGTATCACAAAGGTGCATTAAGCACCTCGGCAATTGGATGAGAAGCAACTGCAGTCAGGGATTAGTGGATGACCGTAGAAGGACCAAGAAAGAGTGCTATAAGCAAGTGCGAAGAGAAGTTACGCAGGAATACCAAGAGGAATACGGCTTCGCTATCTTATCATTCTTGCTAATATATGTAGTATTACCTATGGTGTTAAAATGGTTGATAGAGAAGATATTCAAAAAATTAGCTGATTAAATATTGTTGCCAGGAACCTTGACACCTAAGAAATCACGGTGTCGAGCTTTATGAGGTATTCCGCTAGCTAACTGCGTTCCAGATGAGGATCTGGAACCCGAATCTATGCCCGCATTCGGGTCGTAAAGCTTCTGCGTATGCAAAGCTGGACGGTTTAACGACTTACGTGCCCGTAGTCTACCAGCGATGGCTTTAAGTCTCATCCATATGCCCAGGGCTGGCATCCCCTTCTTCGAAATCAACATTAGACTCCATAGACCAATCTTCAGGCTCTTCGACAGTGAACTCTGATGGCTGCTCAGGCTGAGAAGCATCTATAATCTCGTCCATCCGGGGGTTAAACCCGAAATCTTTCTCTGCCCATTCTTTCTGCCCGTCCTGTAACTGTTTGATGATCTTCGGGATGAATCCGATAGCTTGCTCACGTTCCGCGGCTGGCACTGCCTGTGCTACCATTTCTTTCTGCATTGCAGTGGCGAACGTTGGATCATCCAGGTATTTATAACCGTGGACTTTGGAAAATGCTTGACATATGCCAGTAGCGTGCGTCAATTCTGCTGCTTTGAGGGCAAACATTTCGTCTATTTCGTTATGTAGATATTCATAACCCCTCTCTGTCTCGCCAGACGATTTATGGTCCTTCTCGTGCATTTGCAAGCCCAGTTGTACATCATCTTGCAGCATAGATTTGATACCCTCGAGAAGTATCAATTCTTCATTGGTCAGGTCTTGGCTCATATACTCTCCTAAAAGTGTCCTCTGTAGTTTTGAGTCGGATGGATACCCCTGGACGTAAAATCGAGAGATTTGACCAGGTAAGGTTACTTACTGTACGAAATGTTTCATATTTATCGGCATCTCCCGGATCCAAAGTATTACCACAGGGTGTGTGGTCGGTTACTGCCATAGTAGGTGATAATGACTTACTACTGGCTAAAGATAATGCCATTATCAGAATCCCGGCGGTAGATGTGTTAGTGGTATCAGATTATGACTTAAGATCACTAACCGATATTCTTGGGAGGCTATCAGATGGCTAAACAGAAAAAAACAACACCTATTGCTTTAGACGAGCAAGATTTGATTAGCATAATCGAAAAGACATGTGGTTCTGGATCAGTCATGTTGGGCGAGGGGACAATAGTCAAGGTAGACACTTTTCCTACAGCGGTGCCGAGTATCGATTTGGCCATGGGATGTGGCGGCCTACCCCAAGGTCGTATCATAGAGATGTATGGTCCGGAAAGCGGTGGTAAGACCACCACATGTCTTCAGTTCATCGCAGCTTGCCAGCAGCATTACTTCGAAGCTAAGGGCAGGAATGGCCGTGCAGCTTTTATAGATGCTGAGCATGCTTTTGATCCAGAGTGGGCCAAAAAGATAGGAGTAAAGACCGACAAGCTTCTATTTAGCCAGCCTAACAGTGGGGATGAAGCTTTCAATATTATCGAGGTGATGGTAAAGTCTAAACTGGTCGACTTGATAATCGTAGATTCAGTCGCAGCATTGACTCCACAAGTAGAGTTAGACGGAGAGATGTCTGACGCTAATGTGGGTGCCCACGCACGAATGATGAGCAAAGCTCTTAGACGGCTTAAGGGAGAGATAAGTAATTCAAAGACTACGGTAGTATTTATAAATCAGATTAGAGAAAAGATCGGAGTTATGTTCGGCAATCCTGAGACTACCCCAGGTGGAAGAGCCCTCAAATTCTACGCCTCAATCAGGGGAGAGGTCAGAAGGGGCCAACCGCTCAAGGAAAACGACGATGTGATAGGTTTTAAGACTAGTGTTAAAATAGTAAAGAATAAGGTGGCTGCCCCATTTAAGAGGGCAGAATTCGACATATGTGTTGGCCATCCAGCTAGACCTATTTGTGGTATAGACTCAGTCTCGTCATTGTACGAAGTGGCTAAGCAATGCAAAGTGCTGACATCAGCAGGTAGTTGGTGGGTCTACGACGGAAAGAAGTTAGGTAATGGTACTAATGCTACTATCGCATTTCTGCGGGATAATCAGGACATATTAGAAGAGATTAGAAAAAAGACATATAACTTGGCATTTGAACAGTATGTGGCCAGTGCCACTACAGACGATGGTGCCGAAGATAATAGTATGGATGATGCCATATTGGATGGCGAATGATATGTCTACTTTAGACGCACTTAATCAAAGCGATGACGCATCGGATGAATCTATACGTCCATTCGGTGCATACGAAGAAGAGTCTATTGTATCATTGGCATTGGATTATCCTGAATTCTTTACCGCAGTCAGCGGATTTATCCAGCCGAATCTATTAAAACGCCCAGAATGTCAGTGGGTCATAGCAGAAATTCTTAATGCGCATGAAGAATTTAATACCATACCCACAAGAGAGATACTATATGATCGCATCACAGCCAAATTAACCGAAGATGACCCATATGATCAGGTTCTAGGTTTAATTAAACGTAAGTCCAGCCATCGGGAAGTGCCGATGGTGAAGGATACGTTATTAAAATGGGCCAAGGACCGACAGTACGGTATGCTTTATAGCGACGAAGCTATAGAAGCATATAGACTAGGCAATTATCAGATACTTGAAAACCTGGTGACTCAGGCTAATCGAATAGCTGATGTCTCAGAAGGTGGATTTTGGTTTTTCGAAAACCTAGAATTGCTATTCCAAGAAGATATAATTGATCATCGCACTACCGGTTTCCCTAAACTGGATAGAATACTGAACAATGGTGGTCCATCTAAAAAAGAAGTAGTGTGCTGGTTAGCAGGCACCAATGTTGGTAAATCTATTCTGTTGTGTAACAATGCAATATCATCTTTACAAGGCGAAACATTAAAAGGCGAGATCGGACAAGATGTCCTTTTGATAACATTCGAATTAGATAGTATAAAAACGGCTATGAGGTGCTTAGGAGCGGCTACTGGAGTTCCATTAGCTAGTATTATTGAGCACAAAGATCTGATTAGGCGGCAAATTAAAACTATGGAACGCACATATAAAAAGAAATTCGCCATTTACGAATGGCCTCCCGAGGAACGTAGTGTCAATCATATCTATGCCCTGTTGGACAATCTTAAACGAACTAAAGGGTGGAAGCCTGATGTGATTATATTGGATTATATGGATCTGATGATCAGTCGCATCGCTGAATTCAATAAAAGGGACTATGATAGACAGAAGCATGTGGCGAACGAGATTAGAGGTTTAGCTAAAAATGAAGATGTGTTGGTCTTCACAGCCACACAGACCAACAGAAGCGGAGCATCTAGCGAAGAGGGCGTCGCAGATCTTAACCAAGCAGCAGAGAGTTTCGCAAAGCAATTCGCATTAGACTATGTCATAAGCCTGAATCAGAGTGATTCCGATCGAAATGCTACTCCTCATCCACGCATTAGGTTTTTTGTGGCTAAGAATCGGAATGGTCCTAAGCACGACCAAGTCGAGTGTGAAATCGAGTACGACAAAATGCAAGTTAGGGAGTTAATATGAAATTGAAGGTGGTTATCGAAGTCGAGGTCTCAAGGTCTATGGCAGAGACCATGCAGAGGAGTGGGTTCGTCGTATGCCCTGATGGGTCAGCTATGCAAGTAAAGGTAGGTAATAGCCCAGCAATACCTAAACGTAAGACCAAAGTCGCTTACGAAAAAGAAGAAAAGTAAATAAGACCAACCATTTAAAAGGAGATCCTCATGCCGATACCTAAGAGCAAAACCCTAACGCAACACGAGGGGCGTGACACGCCTAGAGATATATTACCGTTCGAGAAGCCTATCAGTGATAAGACCATAGTTATCAAGCCGGTGAAGATGCATAATAATTATGTAGCTATTTTACAAACGGCTAGCGAATCTCCAATCCAATTAGCCAATACTGAGGGGCAATATAAAAATGAGGGATTGGTCATAGGTGTTGGACCTGGCCTAAGCGATAATAATGGTGGGAGACTAAAACCTACTGTGAATGTAGGTGATTATGTCATGATCGCTGTCAAGAATCATGTAGCGACTATAGTTCCTGACAATGGCCATTACCAAGGCCGGAAAGTTGTAATAATCTCGGAAAATCACATCGTGTGTGATATACCATGCGGCATTCCATATGTTATAGAATCTGAGTGATACCATGCCTAGATATAATTATGAATGCAATAAATGCAGGAAAAAAGCATATAATGATAATGCAGATAAGCTGATTATTAATAACTCTGGCGACAAAGAATTGCCTATAGAGTTATATGAAGAGCTGGTATTATTTGAGACAATACATTCTATGGAGCCCGATCCAAAGGAATTAAAAGAAGCTACTATATGCCCAAGGTGTAATAGCAATGATTGCACCAGGACTGTTTATGGATCTAATTTCACCAGCTTTATCAGAGGCTATGGCTTTTTGGATAGAGCCGGTGCTCATAGAGATATGAATCGTTATAAGTTAGCCCATGAGGATCCATATGCTCAATATCGAGTCCCTGGTGAGGTCGACCATTTGGACAATACCCTAAAGAAGAAGGGTCAATATGATCCTAAGACCAAGCATTTCTTAGCGTCTTCAGCTACGCAGGCAGAATCAAAGCCACGCGACAAACGACCTAAGAAGTCTATATAGAATATCGATATTTAACCGCTGTATTTAGTCGGTAATGGATGACTTGTTCGTTTATACAGTGTTTGATAATAAAACAGGTAAGCCGCGCTGTACTGGCGTTAAGAATCAGGATAAAGTAACCATATGTGATATATTCCGGCCAGGTGCTGGCAAGACCATTAAATCTATCGACAAGATAAGAAAAACGATAAAGGAGCTGTTCTTAAAAGCGGAATCTAGCAATAGGCGTATCATCACTTCTGACTTTAAATCGCACATTAAATATTTTGACCTGCCCAGAGATAAAAGGACATATAACGTCTATGACATGCATTTACCTGATATCGCTCCTACGGATTCCAGATCTAAAGATCACATGATAGTAGCGAAGATATTGGATAAGCTATCAGTTAAACAACCATTACCATACCATAACATACTTGCTTTAGCAGCAGTGGCTTACCAATTCCTCGAGGAAAACGGCATCCAAGTCAATGGTTTATATGAATATCCAAAGTGGTCACAAAAGACATTCTCAGGTCGTAGTAAGTCATCTGGTTTCAACATTCAGGGATTATCTGAAAACTATCACGTTGCATCAGCTGGCGGTAATGATTGTGACGTGCTTCTGATGTTCGACTGGATATGTGCTGATATTAGAGCAGCATCTATATTAGCCGAAGATCCGGTGCTAGAAGCAACATTCACTGATACGGACCCGTACACCCACATGATGGAGACAATCAACAAGGAGTCAGAAGAGGCGATTACTAGGTCTGAGAGCAAGCAATACTTGCTCAAGTCTATCAATTCGATGGATTTAAGTAGTGTGGCATTGACCAATGTATTCCCCAAGCTAGGAGGGTGGATCAGTAAATGTAGATCTATCATATCGAATGGTAAGCCATTAAGCACACTATTAGGTAGAACCTTCCGCCCAGCTCATGCTAAGAATGACTTAGCAGTTTTAAACGGTATAATGCAAGGATCAGTAGCACATGCTATGCAGAACACTCTACGAAAGGTTTGGGAAAAGCTACCTGACAATATAGTTTGCGAGATACATGATTGTCTTATTATATCAGCTCCACCAGATCCTCAACAGATCAAGGCCATCATCAATGTTATAGTTCCAATCATGACCAGACCATTCGAAGGTTTATTACATGATAATCCATTTTTCCCGATAAATGTAAGTATTGGAGATAAATGGAAGATGTGGAAGAAATACAAAACATACAGGTCCAATCATGAGCAATGAGAGAGCTAAAAAACTCTATAGGGCCAAGGAAAGAGCTAAATATAGAGCCAAGAAACGAGTTAAAAAACTTGAGAGGAAGAAAGAAGAAAGAAGTAGATTGGTATCTACGCACCATTATACGAAGCATGAGTCGGATGATGTTAAGATGGCGCGTCGTCGAGCCAAATTGATGATAGACCATGGTGCACAAGTATCTGGATTTTCGCGATTTGCGTATATGCCTAGGGGTGCTGGTTCAACAATAGCACCGATCGCTGGTCAGGCACAGCCGATATCGCAAATTAGCCAATCTAGTGGGCATTCTGCCGACGTATTAAAGAAAGACCAAAAATTCGAGACGCAAAAATGGGAGCCACCTACACAGTGACCATATATGCCCAAAAATAAAGAATATTCTGATTGGATTGATGCGAATGTACCAGAAGAATTAATCTCTTCGAGTCTATTTAGGTTCGATGTAACATTAAGAGTGCCAGACCAAAATGATCCTAAGAAATTAAAAAAGATAACTATAGATATACTGTCTGACCTAGACGTGAATATGGATATTCTCGAGGAGCAGATGCAAAATATCCCTTCTCAATATGCCTATTGGGCTGCCATCTACTCTGAGCTAAGGGTTGCCGTGGCGGTTGCAGAAAGAAATCTAAAGGTCAGAAAAGGGAAGGCTACCGATGAGGTGGCAAGGACAGCTAAAGAAGCTGGGACTAAGATAACTGCCGAACAAATGAGACATATCGTGGAGGTTAACCCCGGGCTGGTGGAGGCGGATCTGAGATTGGCTAATGCACATATGCTTGCCGGTAAGGTATATCATATGATGGAAGCAATCAAAATGAAACACGAAGTCTGTAGATCTCTGATAGGTATAAAGAAAGCCGAGCAGAATTAGTACAGATCAGGTAGCGTATTCCAAGTATTTTAACTACAGTTCCGAGAATCAAAGGATTAGAGGTGTAAAAATGTCTAAGTACGATGTCAAAGCTGTGCGTGATAAGCTCCGGGCGTCTATGTCAGGTAAGTTCATCGATCCTGATGAGTTTAAGCCGGAGAAGGCAAATAGCACTACCGAGCCATTGAAGTACAGGTTTTTTATATTGCCACCCTTGGCTAAAGGGGATGTGATCAAATCTGGCACCGTGAAAAAATCTATGGATCAGTTCTTTATTACGCATGCCGACCATTGGATCGACAACAAGCCGTATCCTTGCCCGAGAATATGGGTAGACGGATCAGATTGCAAAGTCTGCCAGTTCGGTTTTGATTTGCTCAAGTCAATAGACAAGAAAGAAGAAGAGAAAAGGAAAGCCGTAATCAAGCAGTGGATGCCTTCTACTTACCATATGGTTAATATCTTTTTCCCTAATTGGAAGGGAAATCCTGAAGAAGTCCGTGGTAAAGTAATGTTCTTCAACGCTCCAAAGACTCTCTTTGACTTGTGGTCTTCGACGTTAATGAAGGATGACTGTGGTGACAAGGACGATCCACAGGCATTTGGTATTTTCTTTGATGAAAGTGCCGGATTCTTATTCGAACTTCAGGTGTTGAAGCAGGGCAGGTCTAATAGTTATAAGACAAGCAAATTCCTGCCTAACGGTGGGGAGCCAATGCCCATGATCAGGGGTAAAGACGGCTCAACCAGCGACGAAATCCTGGCCAAGTTACTTTTCAATAGGCATAATCTGTGGGAGAAGATTAAAGCCCCAGATCCCCAAAAGCTCAATGCCGTTTTTGCTAGGATCGTCGATGGCGACGACAGCGGAAATGATAATGGCGGATTTGATCAGGATGATACAGTTCAGACAGAATCCAGGGCCAATAGGGCAACCCAGCGTCGTAATTCTGCAGACGATACAGAAAATGACGTCATGGCCAAACCTTCTCGCAAGGGCTCATCTAGCTCAAATGATGAAGACGCCGATGATGCCGACGAGGATGTCGTTTCCCATATGGAAGATGATCTGGCTGCAGAGGAACCACTGGACAACGTCTCTCCAAAGAAGACAGGCCAGGCAAAGTCTGGTGCAACAGCTAAGAGCAATGCCAAGTCAGAGCCAGAAACTGAATCGACGGATAACGACTCTAGTGACATCGATGACTTACTCAGTCAATTGGATTGAGCAGTCAGCTTATTAGCGCATTCGGCCCCAGCAGGCATATCTGTTGGGGCCGAATGTGTAGGTGGGCTTAACATATGCATATGCTCATAGACGCCCGCAATACCCTGTACAGGGCGATATATGCAGTAAAAGCAGACAGAAGGCAGGATAATAAGTATCACTATATAACTACATTGCTTAGGATGTATAGTAGTATGATTAATATGTATAGGCCAACATCTTTGAGTATATTCTGGGATGCCCCAAGGAAAGAGGTTTGGAGAAGGGCTCTACTCCCGACTTATAAGGATCGCCAGAGTAATCACTACTTTGGCGATATATCAGAAGAATTGAGAAGTACTAGTGATATTGCAAAGCAGTTATTTGGAGTGATTAGTGTAAGACAATTTGAACGAGAGCAAATGGAGGCCGACGATTTAATATATGCGGCAGTAAGCCTGTTACATCCCAATAAAAGCATAGTCGTATCATCAGATAGTGACATGATACAAATACCATATTATTTCAATTCATGCACGTTGTACGACCCAGGCAAAAGGCGAGAAATAGCTGCCCCACTCGTCAACCCTGTATGGCAGAAGGCTTTAATTGGTGATAAATCCGATTGTATCGATGGCTATAAAGGCATAGGCCCCAAGAAGAGCACTAAATTATTAGAAAGCCACCGTAGTGTCAAGGATTATTTGGATCAGGAAGGATATCATATATTGAATAGGAATTTGTTGTTAATAGACCTATCCCTATGTCCAAAATTATTACATAATAAGATGTACTGCCATAAGAAGCTAGCCCAAGATGTGGCATTTGACCAGTCTAAGATTAGAGAGCTGACGATTAAATATAAACTGAACGGAATATTGCAGGAATTTCACGATATAGTGCAACCTTTTAAATCGTTGTCATGAAAAAGTTTATAATATTGGCGCAGCCCAGGACAGGCTCCACATTAGTCACCAGTTTGATACATTCAGGCGCACCGGCAGGAATTAGGTGTATCAATGAACCCATTAATCCTGTCGGGCATAAGCACCATATGCAGCCCGCCAAACCGGAGAATAAAGAACGGCACGCCTTAATCCCAGACGAAATAATCCAAAATGATATATGCAGAGCTTTGGATCTTTGTTATACACCCACGTTTGATAACGTATCAGAAGATATGAAAAACATCTCATGGGTTAAAAGAAAAATAGATGGCCGTGTGGCAGCAGGTTTTAAAATCATGGCACATCAAATTATGGCTCTGAAACAGGAAAAGAAATTCTGGGAATATTTGCATAGGTATGATATTCGAACTATAGTGGTCCGCAGATCGAATATATTAATGCAATGGATATCTGATCTTATCGTTAAAAAAACTAGACAATGTGTAGTATGGAATGGGCCGGTAAAGAGGGCTAAAGTAGAAGTACCGATAGAGGATTTAGAAGACAACATCAACAGAATAACACGCGAAGAGGAATACTTACTAGACAGATCACGTCTATTGGATAGGAGAATATTGATATATGAGCACTTCAGATATGATTACAAGAGGGTGGAGGAATTATTGCCGTGGTTAATAGGGGTTAAGTATCCTGTGATAGCCCATTGCTCCAAGCAGAATTCAGATGAGCTAGCGGAAAGAGTAACTAATATAGAGCGATTGCAGGCTAAACTAGAACAATTAGGCTTAGTACATTTACTGAAATAGGGAGGTAGTCGTGGCTATTGGTATCCATGTGGCTAGGGTAGGGCTTTTTAGCGTTGATCCTGCAGGGAACATTATCAAGAAAAATAGTCCCGATCTTCAGATCAAACAGGTACTCAATTCAAGCATGGATCACCTGGTTCTGGAGGATGCGACTATTCCTAACACCTCTGGTAATCCTAATGTGACAGAATACCTCAAGCTTGAGGCGGCTAATGATTATGTCTTATCTCATATCAATCAGACAATGGTAATCACTTATAAGCGTAGTGCCGCAGGCGGTTACGTAGCACCATAATTATGGGGGAGAGGATACAAGTTTATTTGTCGCCAGGCTATGATACTGAACTAGCCCCTATACCTGCTATCAGATATAGAAACTGGTGGGAAGATAATAGAGCCACTGAGAATCATGCCAGGCATTGTTTACCGTTGAGCATGGCCAACAGTCTCGGCTTTTATATATTGTCTCCTGGCACATTTAAGGTTACTTGGAATGGAGACGTTCACAAGAGAGCAGTAATAGAACACATAGATAAGTCCTCGCATTATGAGGTAGATGACCACGCATCTTTTGCTAGTTTTACAGTGCAAGCTAAGTTTATCCCCGTCACTGATGATCCAGGCGATTTCGTTTATATCAAGGGGATACCTAATATGCGTGGGCTACCCTATAGCTGTATGGAGGCCATCATAGAAGCTTGGTGGAGCGTGTCGAATTTTGGCTTAGTATTCATTATCAATCAGCCAGGGCAATTTACAATTAATAAAGGCGATCCGATAGCTCAGATGTTTCTATACCATGGTGTAGCTGGTGCCGCCATCGGAGAATTACACCAAGGGCATCCAGAAGGTCACAAAGAGTGGCAAGCTAAGAGATCGCGTCCTGAGTATGTTAAAGACCTTGATTACTTGAAAGGTGTTAAGCATACCGGCCAGGACGTACCCACTCACATCACTAATTGGAAAGACGCATCCAAATTCAGGAAGCCGACATGAGCATAGATAACTGGATTAACCCGATATACCTAGAAGACAGAGTGGTCGATGATATCAGGCAATCGATATGTGCCAAACCTATAGCAAAATACGCAGTATTAGACAACTTTTTTAGGGAGGACAAGATAGAACAGTTGATAGCAAAACACAGTTCTTTATCTTTTAGCGAAAAGGCAGACAGAGTAGTAGATGGTGTGAAACTTCCCTATGACGGATCTGTTAAGTTTGCAGATAAAACAGACGTAGGCGCAGATCTGTTTTTTGATGCAGAGTGGCATAGGTATTGTGCGTATATCACAGATACGAGGTTATCAGAGCCAGCCGGTGTGGAGGTCAAATTAAGGTATCATAGAGATCAGGCGGACGGATTTTGGATCCATACTGATTCTTCGATCAGGGATTTAGTGGTCATTACTTATTTTAATAAGGGATGGACAGCAGCAGACGGTGGGCTACTACAATTATGGAGGATCGATGAGACACATGACCCCAGGGCCTTCAAGGTCAATGCTCCAACAGGGCGAATGGATTTTTTAACACAATGTGGTAGGATTCATACCGCAACACCAGGCGGTGGCTTCCCGGATAATAAGCCGCACGATCTGGTGCTGATTGACCAGATAGTGCCTACCTATAATAGAGTGTTCATCTGCAATCTAAAAGCGGAGCCGGCCTATCACAGTGTTACGCCAAGTAATGGGAAACCACGCATAGGATTTGTTCAGTGGCTATTTGATCTAGAAAATGGCAAAAGGCGCGATCATCGTATACCCAATTTAAGAAATAAAGCCTGAGCACCTGATGTAAAACATATATTGGGTGGTTTATGGCCAAATATGTAAATCAAAAAGGGTTAATCGAATACAGGCTACAATATAAGTCGGCAAGATGTGCCATATTAGATATAGAAGAATATAAGCCGGTTGTAGACCACGACCATTCAACGGGTAGGATCAGAGGTGTTATATCGTCGGAAGGTAATATTCTTATTGGCAAACTCGAGAACTGTTTTAGGTCAAGGTGTGTGAGTAGTCAATTATCACTACCCAGAGTATTAAGAAATATAGCCGCGTACCTGGAGGCAGAGCAGGGCCCATACCATCCGGTAGGAGTTAGACAATTAGTACGCAGATTCAGCAGGAAAACGAAAGAAGAACAATATGATATACTCCAAGCATACCAGTACCCTCTGCAGGTGATAGAGGAATGTAAAAATTCAGCGGAAAGAGCCAAATTATATCGCCAGAAGCTGGTAGGAGAGTAATGTGGCATGTATGTCATGTGGTGGTAGTGTAGCATTTACTAAGAAAATAGTAGATCAACCGCTTAAAAATAAGATATTAAGACCTCTTAAGGTCAAGCCTGTGAAAGTCCGAAAGCTTCACCCCTATAATAGTATAGATCAGAGGCATTAATGGGATGTTGTGGGGGGTCTGGCCGTCCCAGTCGGACCATAAGACCTCAAAAGATAGAGAGACCTCAGCACATCAAGCCTAACCGTGTGCCCACGCAGAGGTTGTCTAAGTATAATGTGGGTGCTGAACAAGCAAGGACTCCGCCATTACCGGTAAGACAGAGATTGGTACAAACAGAGAGATGTTCACAATGTGGCCATACTACGGTAATGGTAAATATAGCTGGCAGAGAAAGAGAACAATGCTCTAATCCCAGTTGTCGTAAGATAAAACGATGATAGCTGTTTTGTTTACGATCACGCTAATGTCTATAGCCGTAGAGGCAATATCTGAGATAATAACGTCATCCACACTGTTCGTGCCACTGCATAAGTCGATATTCAAACATGCCTATCCAACACCACCTGTTGATACTACATCCACTAAAGTCTATTCCTGGATATATGGTCTAATTACATGTGGGTATTGTACGAGTGTTTGGGTATCGATTTTTATGGTACTATTGGTCGGGGCACCACCATTAGTTGGTAGTTTGGTAACTATTTTCGTGATACATAGGGTGTCGAACTGGATCCATGTTGTTTATGAGTTAATCAGAAAAGGACGAGTCATCTCGATCTCTCTTAACTTGGAGGACCAATATGGAGCAACTGGAACAAGCTTTGCAGAGAGAGCAACGCAAGCTGAGTCCTGATATATTAAAGCCAGTTGTCATACGATCTGTAGCCGATATACAAAGAGTAGTGGCAGAGTTTGATCCTGCTAAGAATATGCCCAGCGTTGAAGTACCTATATCAACAATGTTAAACGAGACAGAGGGTGGTAAAAATATCACATATAGTGTTACTGCTACTACTAAATCCAGAAGCAAAAGAGATATTTTAATAGATGGTCTTACATTAATCCAAAAGAGGCAGGAAGCCGCCAGTTACTTAAGTGAGTCTGTTCAAGAAGTAGAAATAAACGGCCGCGTAGTAAGGCCGGTAGCACTGAGCAGCAATGTAAATGGTCAATCGTGGGTAGACACATTGATCAAACAATGGACCGGCGGCAGTCGGGATGGAGCAATCATCACTTGGGACATGAGCGATGGCTACCAATACAGGTATGAAATCTTCGCCCACCGGCTTACTAGGGTTAGGCGGCAATGAGAGGTTGACACTACCTCCTCTAGCGTACCATAGGCCGAGAACTCTATACACGCCAACATATGGTGATATAATCATATGGACAAAATGGTTTACTACTTGGTATGGCGTGGTAACTAATAATGTCGATGATCAGATAAATGTAATTTTCGAAGGGTTGCCCATATTGTTGTTTACCATGAATGAAGCAGAACAAGGTAAGAACACTTTTAATCTCAAGCTATCGGAAGTGAGAAATGCGAAGAACGGCAAATATTCAATCTTGCAACGAGACCCTACCACCAGAGAAAATATCTGGTACGTCTAGACTTACGCTTCCTAAGATATTACCATACCCCCAAATCGATATATTCGCTCATAATAGCCCTTTATGTAATATGTTTTGTTATGTGGTAAGATCTTATGGCGATAAAGGTATTTCGGTATTAATTTATAGGCATCACGACACGGACCAGGTGGTGACTCTGTTTGGCGATTGGGCAGGAAATAGTATAGACTTAGTACAAGGGGTCGACGAAAATATCCAAAATTTATGCGTCGAATTCATGAGATCCGAACTGATAAAGATACTAGAGTTGATGAGGGTGATAAAACTGGATCAAGCACAATATTACTTTGGGATAGACGAATCAGGTTTAGTCTTATGTGATGTGCAGGTATCATTAAATAAGATGATCGGGCCAGGTATGGTCAAAGATGTTTTTGGTAAGGTGGTCAGGACGCAGGAGGTTATGAAGATTGAAATATTAGACGAGAGAGCCGTAGATGCTATATTCAAAGGAGCCGGGTCATATGAAGGCGACTTGATACTCAAACCTTCAAAGTTTAAACTAGATCAGGTAGCAGGCCAGACATACAAGCCATTGTATGCGAAAGTGGTGCGGTAATGCCAGAATACGTAAACCCTAACCCATTTATGGTTGCGTTGGAGGGGCCAGACAGGATAGTAATAAAGGTTAAACCATACTCGAAGATAATATTGCCTGAGTATTATGATATCTATGTGGCCAAAGGATTGATCAAGCCTGTCCATGCTGGCGGGCCAAATCTGCGGACACAAAGAGTCATACCACCACTGGTCAAAAGGATATCTAAGCCAAAGCCGAGGCCAGTTATTGAGTCAGATACCAATAAGATCAAAAAACTACCACCTGATACGCCCAGGCATAGTGACTTATTGTTACATAGGGCAGTCGTGCCTCAGAAGAAGATCAAAGGCTTAAAGGAGAAAAAGAGTAAAACGCCAGCAAGTGGCAAGATCGTAGGCATATCTAGCCGGCGTAAAGGAATGGAGCTGTTGGCTCCATTCCTTAAAGGAAAGCGGATACCAATAAGCAATAACATAGGTGTAGGCATCTTATCATATAATAGACTCAACTGTTTGAGAAGGTTGGTCACATCTATTAGACGCAACACAGATTTAAACAAAACCACAATTTTCATAAGCGATGATGCCAGCACAGACCCTGAGCTATCCGCATATCTAGACGAGCTAAAATCGTCTGGAGATTTGGTAATAATGAAGAATGACCAGCGATTAGGTGTTGCTGGCAATAGTAACCGTCTCCTAAGGTGTTTGTCTAGATTCAAGTATGCTATATTGTTGAATGATGACGTAGAAGTGTTAGATCCCGGATGGGAATATTTTTATGCTAAGGCATTAGAACAAACAGGCATGCATCATTTCATGATGCGTCAGCCAGGTGTATATGGTGCTAAAGAAGGCACCGCTGTGATTTGTGGTGGGTTGACGTTAAATCGCGTAGACGACAAGCCTCATGGCGCTATATTGGCGTTCACACATTTGATGCTGTCTAAATGTGGGTTCTTTAATGAAAAATATGGCTTATATGGTATGGAGCATATAGATTGGTCAGCAAAAGCGTGGGAGTTTGATTTGCAGCCCCGTGGATTTTTTGATGTAGGTGGGTCAAGCCGCTTTTTTATGTTGCATAATCAACCATCGGCGGTAAAGGACAGAGATGGTTTATTAAGGTCAGCCAAGGTGACCTTTGATACGAGGAAAGAAGGTGTTAGAGAGCTACCTAGTCCGTCGACCGAATTGCCCGAGATTACATATATTATTCCTTATAGAGATTCAGATAGGAGTTTATCTATAAGGACAGTGGTTAATAATATCAGAGCACAAAGATTTCCGGTCATTAATGTGATCGTATCCGAACAAGATAACTTATCTAAACTATCAACAGAACGTTTAGTACCCATAGAATATATCCATACGCCGAGAGCAGATAACCCTTTGTTTAATAAATCTTACGCATTTAATCAAGCTGTATGCCGTGCACCAAATGACGCATTAATTTTACACGATGCTGATATGGTTACATTTGGTGATTATGCTCAGAAGATATGGGATATTCTACGGAAGTCAGACTCGTGCCATATAGGTGCTAGAGTACTGTACACTGATCAGTCATCTTGCGAGAACTTGAACACTACAGGAGAGCTATCAGACTTTGCTAAATGTGAAAGAGTAGTAGAATACTACGAGGGAGGATCAATAGCATGCACCAAGGATGCGTACTGGAGTTGTGGTGCTTTTAATGAAGACTTCTGGGGGTACGGGTGTGAGGATTGTGACTTTTACACAAGATTATCTAGTGTAGGAAAGTGGCACGAAGACAGGTACTACGACCTTGTCCACCTTTGGCATCCTCGAGTAGAAGGATGGAACTGCCATCATGATAAGAACAAGCAGCTAGAAGATGGCTTAAAATTACTGACTGTGGCAGAGCGAGTTAAAGCTCAAATCGAACAGTTATCAAAGAACGGATATAATCGTTATTTACAGGAAGTAGGTCTACTATGAAAGTCTTGCTTTGCCACAGGCCAGAAGGTGCATTTGGGTACATTTCGGACGGGTGGCAGAATGCTCTAAGAGACAAAGGACATGATACAAGAAGATGGGATGGGAAGCCACAGTCTTGGTACGAATTCGAGCCAGATCTGTATATCGGGTGCTCTGGTCATCAACAGCCTATCCCGAAATCTCGCAATTGTAAAGTGGCCATACACGTCAATCCATATGGGCCAGTAGAGATCAATGGTATCAATGAATCAGAGCAGAACGTTAAATGGGTCGTGGAACAAAAGCCAGATGTAGTATTTGGATATGGCCAAGAAGACGACCGATTGATATGGAGCGGATGGACGACCGAATACGGATTTGGTTGGGTGCCAATGCCCTGTGCAGCTGACACGGTCATATTCAAACAAATTAAATCATACCAAGAACGTGATATAGATATGGTATATCTTGGTGGCAGGTGGCCGTACAAAGCAAAGACTATTGACACATACCTGATCCCTGCTATAGCTAATGCGAAAGAACGCCATAAGAAAGTGGCTTTACGAGGTTGGGGTGAGTGGCCTAAGGATCTATGTGATGGGATATTAGCCAGTGATCGGGCCAATGCATTTTTGAATAGTGGTAAGATCGGTCCATGTATTTCTGAGTTGCATACACAAATGTTCGGCATCGACATACCAGAACGGGCGTTTAAATTGGCGGCTTGTGGGACCTTAGTAGTCCACGACGCAGTGATGCACCTTAGAAGGTTGATCCCTTCGGTAGTAGTAGCAGCTAGTCCCGAGCATTTTGGCGAAATGTGTATGCATTACATGAATAATGATGCTGAAAGAATAGCATTGGTTAAGAAGCAACAGGAAGAAGTATTAACAAGTCAGACCTATCACCACCGCATGTCCTCACTGTTGGCAGCATTGGGAATGCACGAACAGGCTCGACAGATGATTGGGTGAATAATTGGCCCTTGCGACTGATAAATATCTATTTTTGCATATCCCCAAGACCGGTGGGGTGTGGTTGTCTAGGATCCTACGCCAAATATCTAAACCTATTGAAGTAGGGCAGCAACATTCTCATTTCCCTCAATTATTACAGATATATGACGAGCAATGGTATAGGCAAAGATTTATATTTAGTATGGTGCGACATCCTATAACATGGTACCAATCTAGGTGGGCATTCAGAATGAAGCACGGTTGGCAACCAACTCATCCACTGGACTATAACTGTGCAAGTAACGATTTCAATCGATTTGTGGTTAATGCTTTAGAATACAAACCAGATGGTTGGTATAGCTATGAAATAGATCAATTTTTGAATGGTGTCCCTGGTGGTGTAAAACATATTATACGTTTAGAAGAAGGTATAAATGGAGTAGTTGAGGCATTAGATAAGATAGGATTGAATTACGATCTACGTAGCATTAAAAGTATTGCTCGAACCAACGACTCAGATATGGGGTGTAAGCCATCAAAATATTGGGCAAGGTATGAACAAGACATATATAATCGAGTGATGAACGTAGAAAGAAGAGTAATAGATAGGTTTTATCCGACGTATAAGATCAATCCCACCGACCATGTAGGTCCACGTCCTTGGTGATATTGCGTTTCTTCCAAGCAATATATTCATCGTCACTATCGATATTTAGATGTTTGACCATCACATTGCTATTTATACCAACAAAAGCGTTGTGTCGATATGCTCTGGCACACAGAATGCCATCATCTGCCCCATACAATTGCTTGTCATAGAACATGCCAGTAGATTCAAAGAATCTAGTATCAATAATAAATAAAGGCCCAGCAGTATGTCTATTATGATATAGACCCGGATAATAGTCAAAGACCGGATTAAGATGAATAGGATTGTGCATCACCATTTGGTTAGACGTTTGATAGTCCCATGTCTGATAATCGTGATTACAAATAGCTGGCGCTATCATCGCCACTTTTGTGGCTTGTTTTAAATAATAAAATGATCTAATAAGCTCGGTTAACCAGCCTTCGGAGACCACTATATCAGCATCTATCGAAACGAAATGAGCCAATTGATTATGGATCATAACGGTAGGGTACCACTTATTAACTGAAGCCCCTTTGCCAATATTAGTATCATTGGCGTAAATGGTGACATTAGGAAGATCACGATACTCATTCAGGTAAGAATCTATGTGGCCCATAGAATTATCTATAATCGATAGGTGGAATGGACAATTAGTATTATCTAAGATCGACTGAATACAGTTAGAAAAATCATTTGGCCTATGATATGTGACCATTATGATTTGTGTAGGACTGGGGTCGAATAGCATACTTTATATATGTTATGAAATAGTAGGAGCCGCCATCAGGCGGCTCCGGGTGCTAATGGTTGGCAATCAAGTGTGCCAGTATATATCAACGAGACACAAATGTGATTAATTTCTTCCTACCTAATTGCTGTAACTGGGCAAGATCAAGACGTAGCGTCTCGAGAGTGATCTGCGCACCAGGGACTATGGATGTTTGGTTGCTTACCTGGGATCGAAGGTCAGAATTTTCATTGGCACTGGCAGGACCGATCGAATTGACTAGGATTGGAATGATCTGGTTGGAGATGTTGGTTATGGTCGTAAGATTGCTGGCCATGTAAGCCTCCTTTGTAACGGTTATCGTAAAATTTGACCAATGCCAGACTTTTCGGTAATTTGCTGTATTTCCCAACCTGACGTTTTTGACGAATGTCTGTTAAAATCGGTCTATGAGACTAGGGATGGATACGACGTAGAAATAATACCAATATTCAACCAAGATAATAGATACTCTGCTAGCAATGCATTAAACATTGGCGCGGATGTGGCTAGATCCGATAATCTGATATATGCGCATCAAGATGTCCGATTATTATATAATTGGTTTGATATTTTATCTGACAATATAAGCAGAATGTCAGAAGGTTGGGCCGTATTAGGTTCGGCCGGCATAGATTTACAGTATGGAAGAGCCGATATAGGTAGATGGGGAGGTGCACTCAATCAGGATACCGTGGCCATAGGCTCTGTTTGGTTTGGTGACCCCATCCCTAATTCGCAACCAGATTGGGCTGGCACAAAACAGCTAGCGTTGGCTCATTGCGTAGACGAGTGTTTGATGGTGGTTAATAAAAAGTCAGGGCTTAGATTTGATTCGATGTTCGATGGCTTTCACTTTTATGCAGTGGATCTGTGTCTACAAGCAAGATCAGCTGCTTACCAGGTATATTGCACTTATTTGCCGATAGTACATTACGGTAAGTATTCAGCTAGTATATCAGATGACAATAGATATTGGCCACAATTGCGATACTTGCACCAAAAATGGAAGATGAGATACCCAGAATTGTTAGGAACACATATGCATTGGGCCGACCAGGAACTCACAAGCTACATACCAATGTCTATAGTATCTGATGATGGGCAAGAAGTTAAGATACGGGCAATGGGTATTTCCAACGTAAGGTTGACTACTGACCAGAGTAGAGGGATTTTAGACGTGCACAGACTATGATTAATGCAATAGTACTGTTACACCCACAATCTGCAGATTTGGTGCCGCGGAGCACATTTAACTCTAAGCTGGTTAAGTTGACGACTATATCCTGCGGTGCTTCTAAAGTCAAGGGGGCTGACTTATCGGAAGCAGGCGATTTTTATCCGACCTATGCTGCTTGGAATTCAGCACTTTTCGAGACTTCCATAATATTAACTGTGTGGGAGCATGCCGATCGTTTGATAGGAGGTAACCACGTTGCCTTTCTTCATACAGACGTGCGCCCACACTTTCGACCACACACGATATGGAATAAGATCGATAAATGGTTAGACAAGGATGACAGAGTGTCAGTGGCCCTTACAGCTCCCGCGGCCTATCAAAACATCTGGGAATCTATATTGATCCAAGAGGATGCAAACCTAATACCTGATAAAGACCCATATAAGATTCATTGTTTTGACAATGGTGTGTATGTGTGGGACATAATTAAGAATTATGATCCGGACATTTATGAATGGGCATTCGATACACAGCCTCAGATGATATACAGTCATCAATTCGCTTGTACTAGGCAGACTCTAGATTATTTGGGTAATAAATTGATGAGTATTATCAGTAGATTAAGAATGAGGGATGTAGGATTTTGGACGCCGCATGTCTTCGAACGATTGATAGCTTTATATTTAGCATATAGGGCCAAGCCGATACTCACGACTGCTTTTTGGCACTATCAATCCTCTGGTGTGTACGGTCCAGGTGATCACAGCCTATACGGCCCTAGACCAGTCCGGTATTATAAGGTCAAGCGTCGCGGCCCTATAGGAGAATCGCATGCATCAATGAAAGAAAAGCTGCTTCCACAGATTCATACCAATCAGGAGCTAGATCCTCTATCGAATCTATCCCGGCGTTGATATCCAGTGGTATGATCACAGTTATCGTCTTGCTCTTCCAATCTAATATAGCAGGATCAATCCTGACATCCACGCCAAAAGGTAAGGTGGGCCGATCTTTGTGTGGTTTTCTTTTAACGACAGCGTAGATATAGGTGTCGAAGTGGATTATCTGACTGGGGATGGCTTCGATAAATGGCGAAGTTATCCTTCTGGTCACCTTGATCTGTTGTGGTGATGGCGATCTCCTTTTCATGCGATATCTACTAGGCATCTGAAATGACAGAAGCACAAGAATTAGCCGCCAGGGCAATCCGCATTCAACAAGAGATCGATCGCCTTACAGCTGAGTTAGTTCCTGTCAAGGAACAGCTTAGAGAATGGGCAGGTGGGAAGACCCAAGAAATATTAGTCGCTGGATTAGGTAAAGTAAGTATCAGCGTGCCATACGCCGGAGGTGAGAAAAAATCTTGGGTCGTGGACGAGCAAAGATTTAAGCAAGATCCTGATCTACTCAATAGATTAGTCGACGATGGTATAATAATAGAACACGTAAAGAAAATATCAGCTAGCGCTGCTAAGGTCACAATCAAATCAAATATTTGACGTATTAGAGTAATGGTGGAAGTGTGGTCGACCTTCATTGATCGACTACCCGGTGTAGCTCAGCCTTCGGGATCCAATCTAAAGGTATCACCTTTAGGGGGAAGTCTAGAGCGGCGATTCTACAAAATCGATCGCAGGTCGCGGGTGCAAATCCTAGCCACCGGCCACCAATTAAGCATATTTTCTCAAAAAATGAAATTAAGCACTATAGCAGAGGATCCCATACCTACGATAGAACGAGTAGGTCACACATATTATCACGGTAGTTTTAGATGACTACGACAAAGTCTAACTTGGTCCGCGAGGAACTACAGAAGCGGCTTTCTCAGGAACGAGGTGTGGTGATGCACACGATCCGGCGATCCTCACCGCAGGCCATGCAAGCGGACAGGCTAGCCGTGATCTACCTCGCGCCGCGTTGCGACGTGCAGGTCGAGGATCGCGTCGAGCAGGCGGAGCATGCGCAGCCGCGCACGCCATCGTGGACGCTCGAGGACACCTGCGGTATCGGCGCTCGCAAGTTGGTTGGTTTTGGGATGTTCTCGCTTGGCGTCGTCATCTGCGGCTTCCCGGTGTGGTTCGCCTATGCTCCGAAGGCCACGAGTGCCGTCATTGAGTTTATGACGCTGTCGGATGGCAAGGTTGGCGCAAACTGGCTTGAGTTTACGCTCCTACTGGTGTGGATTGTGGTAGGTATCGCCCTCTGGGCCTTCGGCGCGTCACTCGCGTGGCCAGTGCCGCCGGATACCACGCACTGGACGTACGCTCCACGCGGCGAACAGCCGACGGAGCTGTCGGTCATCCCGCCATCCGTGCCGATCGTCCAGTCTCACGCTCGCGCTCGCGTTCGCGTGTGGCAGCCTGGCACGCCGCGAATCACACACTGTTCCTAAGAGGATCGCTGACATGCACACCGTCTGGCACTGGCTCCTCTGGTGTCTCGCCGCCTGGTCGCACGACCCCGCGCCGCCCGACGCGGACGAAGTGCAGATCTCGCACGCGGCCCTCGGCACGGACGGGCACCAACTGCTCAGATAGGGCGTCGCACCATAGATTATATCTCCGAATTTATTGTCACATATGGAGATTGTCAATCCAATTTAGAGAGGCAGGCATTTCACCCAGAGTCAGGAATGGCTCCTACTTTGTGGGTGCCTATGCACATGCCGCCACAGAAGCCATGATTTTAGAAAAAATATATCTGTAGCCATGAGATTACAAGGGAGCACCCATGATCGTTTGGGCTTTAAGTTTTAATATAGCATATAGAGATGGCACTACCTCGATATTAGAAATAACCAGAGGAGAGAAAGTCGTAGACCTCCGCAAAAGCGATAATGTGACCTGGAGTAAATGTAAGCGATTGCCCAAATTTGTCAATTTTATCAATAATTTAGGTGGCAATCTCTCACCATCGCTCCCGGCTGACGTGGCCGATTATAACTTTAGATTTACAGCTACGACCGCCGACGGCCACATACGTGTGTTAGGTGGATCTGATGTCTTAGAGAATCAGTCTACATCTAATGTAGATCTTGCAACCATGTATGCTTACTTGCGATCCGATCGCAAATTCGCCTCATATTTTATGTCTTGTACGGTTTTGATCAATACCGATTATGTAGACTATCAACCAGGACAGAGCGGAGCGGAAGCATCTAACCTGATAGATTCACTTAATGCCTTGGGTATGAGCGTTTCTACCTTTACCGCTATTACTTCGGCAGGGTTTGTAGAGGCATTATCTTCTTCTAATATGCTATTCATCCCAGAGATAGAGGAAGGATATTTAATATTAGATTCGGCTGCAAAAAATGTAATCAAACAGTGGGTTGATGGCGGTGGTACATTATTCGTTTTTAGTGAAGTAGATGATTTGATAGATGATATATTCGATTTGTCTATCACTCAATCAGGCGAGGGGCATGGCACAGCTACCAAGACTGCAGCAGCAGTGGGTACGCCGTTAGAAAATGGGCCTGCTGAGATCGGCGAAAACAATGCCACCAGCAGCGTTGATGCAGCATCGTTGCCGCCGGGATCGAAGTCTTATTATGAGACTCAGGGGGCTCAGAGCTACGTAGCATCAATACCTTACGGCCAAGGACAGATAATATTTATGGGTTGGGACTGGTACCACCCATCCGCTGGCGATCCGAGATGGTTAACCGTACTCGAGTTGCTCACGCAATAGCTATAAATTAGCGAGTTGGCACAGATATCAGAAGTTATAGTTTTCCGATGTCTCTGGATGTGGAATTCACAGGCACGATAGATAGTGCAACATTAGTGCGTCAGACCCACCATCCAATATCCCCCATTAGGTAATCATATGGCAGTCAAGACTAATGACAGTCTCTGCGAACTTAGGCACCAAATCGATAAGGCAGCACAAGCTTATTATCGGTCGGATAGACCCCTGATCACCGACGCCCAATATGACCATCTGATCAGCCAATTACGCGAGCTGGCACCCGATGACTTCCGTCTGTCAAGAGTAGGTATTCCTTACGATCCTTCCGAACTCCGCAATAAAATCAAGCACCCCATCCCCATGGGGTCGCTTGACAATACTGACGATGGTATCGGTGGCTATGACAAGTGGCACGGCGACGTCGGGAACGTTCCGGTCTGTGCTTCACTTAAGGTTGATGGTAGCAGCATCCGGCTGCGTTACAAGAACGGTGTGTTGGTAGAGGCAGCCACTAGAGGTAACGGAGAGGTCGGAGAGTTGATCACTGCAAACGTGGTCAATTTCAAGAACGTGCCAACTGTCCTCCCCGAGCCTGTGAACATCGATGTTCGCGGAGAAGCTATCCTTTATCTGCAGGATTATCGAGATATTCGCTCTGCCAGTCAGGGCATGGATTTCGAGGCGATTCCGGACAAGGATAAGAGCAACCCTCGAAATATTGGCAACGGCATCATCGGTCGCGATGACGGCACCGACACCGACAAGATGCGATTTCTTGCTTTTAATATAGAGGCCGAAGGCACCACGTTTGATGGTGAAATCACTAAGCTCGAGTATATCTCTAAATTGGGCTTTGATGTGGTGCCCCACCGCTTGGCCAAGACAGCAGCGGAATTGCGGGAATATTATGAGCAGATCAATGCTGCCAGGAGCGAACTGCCATTCGAAATTGATGGAATCGTGGTGTGTGTTAACTCAATCGACGAGCAACGGTTGTATGTCACCGCCGATCCTAAGACACGCATGAGGCCCAAGTATGCTAGGGCTATTAAGTTCCCTCACAAGGCCAGCACCACCAAGATCGTAGACGTAGAAATCTCTATTGGTCATTCCGGAGCTATCATTCCGACGGCTGTGCTGGAAGAAGTACGTGTCGGTGGTGTGAACGTGGTACATGCTCTATTGAATAATTGGGATGAGATTGATAGGTTGGGTGTATGCATCGGAGACCAAGTTGAAGTGGTCCTCGCAGGAGATATTATTCCCAAGATCACGCGGGTGGTAGACAGGGCAGCGAATCGAACCAAGATTGTTGAACCCGCTAGGTGCCCAGCATGCGATGATAAGACCACCCGTATGCTTCGTGGTAAGCCGGGGGCAGTGACATATTGTGTGAATAAGCAGTGCCCAGGTGCTGCCTTGCAAAAGGTGAGTAAGTGGATTGGAGGCTCCAAGACTGGAGTCGGCATCCTCGGCATCGGCGATGCCATCTTGAAGGTATTGTGGGACGAGGGTTTGGTCAAAGATCCTGCTGATCTTTATACTCTGACAGTGGATCAGATCACAGATCTGGAGATACCCAATAGTGATCGAGCAAAGGGTATCACTGGTATCAGGATTGGTGAGTCTCGCGCCCAGGAGATCATCACCAATATCAACAGCAAGAGGCAGCTTGGTCTGGACACCTTTTTGGGTAGTTTGGGTATCGAACTGCTCGGTAGGAGGCGTGTTAAGATCTTGCAGCAAGCCGCCAAGGGTCAACTGGACTCTTTGGAAGACTGGCTTGATGACCGCAAGTTGGCTAGCATCCAGATTGAAGGGTTTGGGGCTACTATCCGCGAGTCTGTACGACTTGGCATTGATGAGAATCGAGCCTTGATCAGTAAATTGATCATGGTCGGAGTTAGTATCGAAGCACCAAAGGGAGCATCTCAGATGGTATCAATAAAGGCTAGTAACGACAACCAGTTTGCTGGCGTTTCATTCTGCTTTACCGGAACCAGGGATGGTCTTGATGAGGTAGCTGCTCTTGGTGCTGTGATCAAGAGTGGGGTTTCCAAGTCCGGCCCTAGTCCTGATTACTTGGTTCAAAAGGATCCTCTGAGCACTTCATCTAAGACTAAGAATGCGGAGGCTAATGGTCATACCAAGATTATTAGTATTGATTTTCTCAAGAAGTGTTTGAACGGTGAAGCGAAGCTCAAGGTTGAGTGACCGAGAGCGAGCTATTAGATTCATTGCCGTACAGAGGATGCCATGCGATGAGCCACGACCACGAGCTTGAGCGACAGGTATACGAACTGCGAAAGGACATGCGCGCCGTCCAACTGCTGCTGCTGATGTTCGTTCTCGCCGGCTGTTACTTGTGGGTTCGTTCAGTTGCCACGCAGACCCGTGACGTTCCCGTGAGCGAGCAGGAGGCAGTGCGATGACGTGGCTGGATTAGCGGCCTTGCTGGAGGCCGTGCGATGAGAGACGTATGGGTGGTGTTCCAGGTAAATGATACATTATAGAATTCACTGGTATGTATAGTAGTGTAACATATATGTGAGCTGGTTTACTTGATTACTAATACTAGAAATATGAAAAAGCCGAGAATAATCGTGTTGTCAGGTAGTACCGACACAACGTTCAGCTGGCTGTCGGATGGGTGGTATGATGTAAAGAAGCGTGACGGCGAATATGCCAAAGCCTTGATGGCGAAGGCGAGGCAGGCTATCGCGAGTGGCTCAGACGTCCCAGACACAATCAACAAGCTCGAGGCGGTTGGATTTGAGGTCACGCAGGACCCAGATTTTTCCCATTCTTAATAGACGCTTGGTCGAACAGCCTGGGTGTCATTTTAGACACTATAATGAGTAAATCGATCAAAGATAGGTTTGAGGTACAGGTGCTTTAGGAGTTATAAATGGTTATTTTCTCTTGGGACGAGATCGGTGGTGAGTGGGCTACGCACGAACTACCGATTGACACAAAGGATCCAATCGAGATCAATCGGGTACTCGGAGCTTCATTAGTAGACTCGGAAGTAGGTATCGATGCCTTGGGTGATGAATCGCCTGACGGATGGGTGGTTGAGTCGAGTGGCTGGTCTGGTCCAGTGTTGACGATCGTATCACGCGATGAAAGGAATCATCTAGCTGTAATTGTAGCCATTTATGAGTGATTCTACTTAGAGACTGATTCAGCGAGTTCTCCAACTGGGGGTATAATGGCTAACAATCGACCAGATATAGCCATAATCGGTAGTGCCTTCAGTGGCCAACCAGAGAATGCGGAACCATTGGATATATTGGCTGGCATATATCATGTGGCATATAGTGTAGAGGTCGATGGCGTTAAAGGCATGGCCCTTCTCATATACGAGTTTGATGAACGGGATATTATACGCGAAGATGTGTACTCTACGCCGCAGGTAGCACGACAGTTGGAAAAATATTTAGGCGGGCGGAGCCCAATTACTTATTCCTTGCTACCTTTACCGGACGATGGCCACGAAAACTCAAATAGAGCAGCAGTAGCCAAAGCCAAAAAATCGTCCACAGTTAGGGTCTATGGGGAGAACACAATGAACGAGAGCGACGTTCAAGTGGTCGCCAATATGATAACAGAAAACATAGACGATAATAATGGGATTGCTGAAATTAGCGAGCTGCTCGACATAGTTAAACAACTCAGCTTGAATCAGCAGCAGCAGCTGGTCGTCAAGCGGATTGAGATGGAACTGAATGCAAACGATGCCGAAGGTGAATGGGAATTGCATAATTGGATTCATCAAGCTGGAGCTGAACTCGAATATATAATTAAAGCTGCGTGGGGGATTACTGGCCGAGACAGAGGCTGAGGATGCGGCTTAATCAGCTATGGTTAGAGTATAGGGGATATCATCAGGCACCAAATGCAGAAAATGGTGCCCCATTATATGATTTAAAAACAATATATCCTGATGACATATATTCAGCTGATGGTGCAAGAATATACGGTACGCGGTGGTGGGGGAAATTGGATGCAAAAGGAGAATCATATGATCAATTTGCTATAACCATATTGCGGTTAGCTCGAGGCGAACCAGAACGTCAGATAAAGGTGTACAGGGCTGTCCCGAAATCATTACCATCAGATGTGCATATTAACCCAGGTGATTGGGTAACTATTACAAAGCAGTATGCAGAGTTGCACGGTGATTATGCTTTTAATGAACCATATCAAATATTAACCAAGACCGTAAGAGCTAAGGAACTATATACCGAGGGTAATAGCATACATGAATGGGGATACAATCCATCTTGACGCTAGCACTTAAAATAGTCGATAAACGCAAACGAGATTATATGAGTCAAATCCCTGATTTTGAACCTCAACGATTGGATTGGCGAATCAAACCATCCTCTATACCTTCGCAGCCGCATTGTATGAAATTTGACGATTCTCGAGTGCAGATATGTTACGTCAATGTTTGGGAAACGTCGCGAATGATGCGGATTGGTGCCATTTATATAACTCGCGATGATGGTTCAATAGTCGAAGTGAGCCTTAGATAGCCCCGTTCGTCTAGATGTCAGGACGCGGCCCTTTCAAGGCCGCGACGCCGGATCGTAACCGGCACGGGGTATTATGACAATAGTCATACCGCTTGTGGTCGAATATAATGTAGCGGTTAGTAGACTAGATGTATTAAAAGAATGTTTGGTCGGAAGTGATAGAATTCCTTTAGGAGGTCAGCGATGCGTTACTTGAATATGCTGGTACTCATGTCGATGGTATGTGTGACAGCCTATGCCGGAGAGTTTGAAGGTGATTGCTCCAGTGGGATGTGCAGCCTTGCCTCAAATAAGGCTCGCCCCGTGATCAATGTGGTTAAGGCACCTGTGAATGCCGTGATCAACGTGGCAAGGGTTCCGGTCGGGGCAGCCATCGATGTGGCTAGGGTCCCTGTTACTGCGGCAGTTGCAGTCGCAAAGGCACCAGTTGTGGTGGTCGATCGGTTGATTGACCGGCCACGGGAGCACCAGAATAGTAACGCAGGGTGTGAATGCGTTGGTTGTGGCTGTGCTGCAGTAAGTACACAGAATGTCAGCTGTGGGCAGCCAGCGGTCAGCAACCGTTATCGTAGGTCTAATGTTATCCTGCGGCGGTGCAAGTAGGATCCCTTGGTCAAATATAATACGGAGACCAAAGAAGCTACCTTCTGAGGTCAAAGTAAGAAGTTAACCAAGGAGACACTGCTCATGGCCGCACAGCCAGCCAACACGGATATTTCGGTTTTCCGAAGCATACGTAGTACTCGGCAAGCTCATCGGCATGAATCCGTAGCAGCCTTGATCAAGCGGCTCCGTCCGAAGGTCATGAGCATCCCAGGCCACGAGATTCTTGCCGGGGTCCTTACGCGAGACACTAACGTTGTCGACTTTAGCCCGTATATGGGCGAGGCTCGGCACAATGCTTCACGCGGTTTCCCAATCGTTTATGGTCTCAAGGAGACCGTTACGTTTGAGGCCGCACAGGAGGGTATTCCAGAGGTTGACTTCGCCTTCCAGATTGGTGGCGATGTCTTCTTGAAGAACACCAAGGCCGGTCTCTCTGGTGATCTGCACGGGGACGCTCGCGCTCTCTGAAGTCACTGAAGTGGGATAAAACATTCGGCCCAGCAGGCTAATTGCTGGGCCGAATGCATATCCGGACATCCGTAGAGACATGTCCTGCCAAACCTAATTTAGGAGTCATCTATGTCATTCGAGACTATCAAGATCTATCGCGATTTGCCCGTCAAAAGCGGGTTCGTACAAATACCGCCCAATGATCCGATATCCAACAGTAGACTTACACCAGAGGCAGTTATAACACTACTGAATAACAGTCGAATAGTAAGATTGTCCATAGGGTCTGGTAAATCTACCGGTTCTAAGTGTGGTCAACAAGAATTCGTCAGACTAGCTGGTTTGCATCCAAATAGCTGGTACGATGCCGACCCTGTAGCACAATTATCTTGATAGGAGGCAGATATGGCTAAATTCGTACCATTCACACTGCATGTACAAATAGTGCCAGCAAGAGGGTCTGGTATTATTAAGAGCAAGAGGTTTGAGTATGTTCGAGACATGCAAAAGATAGCTAGTAAGATGTATCAAAGCATTATAGGAATATCTGGAATACAGGTAGCGCAGCCAGGTGGCGGTCAGCATATGTCCAGCAACGCTTTAAGAAGTGGACTCGTCGCTGGTATGGCAGTTAAGCCACAAATAGGCGAATCGCCGGCTCAAACTATGCTTACTGGATTCATCGAGGTATCAGGTCAGAACGTCCAAAACCATGCGGAAATCCAACGCATATCTGGCAATGAATTGTACGATGGTGCTGTTCCAAGCCCTGCAGAGAATAATCCTTTATCTCATCTTGACGCGACGGTCAGTAGCTTGAAGGCTAGCGTGGAGAATGCATTTGCTACCGATCTGCCAGGTATAGAATATAGTATTTTTAGGATCGACCTGTCTGGTGTAACGTACGGCGACAAGGGATATCACTTTCCATGAAGATGGCCAAGGAAGATCTACTACGTGTCAGAGAGATCATGGCGGAGCAGGGGTCAGAAAGCACTCCTGATGAGCTTGTTGATTTATTAAAGCAAGTCCAACCAGATCTATGTATAGAGGATGAGCCTGGCTTGGTGACGATAGTAAGGGAGTCAAGAAAATATGGCGATAATAGCACCAGCTGATTTGCCCTCGGTTCTTAAGCTCCGAAGCGAGCCGATGAAGAAATATGTGATGACCCAGCTAGGTCATCCAGTTACTGAAGTTGAGATAACTGAAGATCAATGGGAAACAATATGGAAAGTGGCTGGTGATTTTATAGCAGGATATTTCCCAAGAGAACAGAAGTTAGGGCTGTTTTATACCCAACCTTTAGAATCTACCTACCCATTACCCGCCGATGCATATTGGGTCCAGGAGGTGTCGTGGGATCCAGTTACCACCAGGATAGATGATGTATTTGGTGCTGAATCATTTTTGTTTAATATAGGCAATATATCAGGTATACAGAATATATTAGTCGACTACCATTTACTCCAAGCTTACAGAAAGTTCTCTCAGAAGATATTGGGTACAGAAGGTCATTGGGAAGTTATTAATGAGGGCGTGAGTAATGCACAAGGGGACAGTCTAAGTGCAAAGGACCAGAAAATTAGATTATATCCGACCCCCAAAGGTAGTTTTCCTGTCGTTGTCCTGTATACCCCAGTCATTACGCATTTTAGAAGCCCACAAGCCAGAAGAGTCTGTTATGACATGATGTTAGCAGAGGCTAAGTGTGTGCTTGGGCATGCTCGTAGGAAAATCCAAGGCATGCCGACGCCTGATGGTGGGTCGATTAACTATGATGGTAGTGATTTGGTCCAAG